CATTACTTTTCCTAATTCTTTAGACATGCCAAACTGTCCAGAAAGAGAAGATTTTACCATAATATTTTGACGAAAGGTTGGAGATGTCGGAGCCTCCGAAAATTTTCCGGCGATTTCAAGGTTTCAAATTTTGTTTTTTGATTTTAAGATATATAGTTATAGCGGGGTAGCTCAGAGGTAGAGCATTGGACTCATAATCCAGGGGCCGTAGGTTCGATTCCTTCCCCCGCAACCAACAAGGAGATATTATGACTGAACCAAAAAAGCCAGCAGTGATTTTACCTAAGCCAAAAACACCATCAGCACCAAAACCAAAACAAACTTTTATTCCTAAGATGACAGTAATGCGAAAGGCAGGCAGAGGCAGATGACATCCGATTTAGAGAAATATCGTAAACAAGCTATGGAGTTGTGGTTCAGTAATGGTGGTAGTTGCACTGGTGCCACACCGCCAGAGCCAAAAGATATTGATGATGCTATTGCTGAAGATGAAGAATTTAAGCGAATAGAGCAACAACAAAAATAATTATTTGAGTTTTGCTAGTTTAAGTTTTTCTAATACTTTGATATAGAACCAACCTATATCTAACTCGAACCATTTCCTACTAAGCTTGGCAGAACCAGCATCAGAATGGTGATTATTATGAAGCTCTTCGCCACCAATAATAATACCAATAGGGAAAATATTTCTAGATGATTCTCTCGTTTCAACATTTCTATACCCCCAATAGTGACCGATTCCGTTGACAACACCTGCAGCCCAAAACGGAATCCATAACATCTGTATTAACCAAACTAATATACCCCAATAACCAAACAAAGCAAAACAAACTAAAAAGTATATTGAAACACCCAAGTAATTTAAAGGTGTATACAAATTCTTTTCAATAAAATCTTCTGGTGTTCCTCTACCAAATGAATTAATCATCAATTTATCTTTTGCAGCTGTATTGTATAGGAGTGCACCACCAAATAAAACTTTCCATATACCAAATAATTGAGGTGAATGTGGATCACCTTTTTGGTCTGTCATACTATGGTGTTTACGGTGTATTGCTACCCATTCTTTTGTAACCATACCTGTGGTTAACCATAACCAGAATCGAAAGAAATGATTTACCGCTGGATGAAATGATACAGATAGATGTGTTTGACTACGATGAAGATACAGAGTTACGGCGATGATTGTTAGATGAGTTGTTACTAGGACATAGAATAGTTCGTTCATTTGTATAATTTATGAGTGTGTGTGGAAGAAACCAATATTTGAGTATAAGGTATACCCAAAAGTCTATTGGATTTGTTATTAACATTGTTTATTTAGGTCTTTATAACTGTGTCTACCACAAGTTCTTAAATACTCATTTTTACCTTTACTGTTCATATTTTTAGCGGAATAAATTTGAGCAAAATGATTACATCCTCTGACTTGACAAGGTGGAGGTATATCTAAAACAGAAGTGTTTGCCGTGTTATTTGTTGGCATATTCAGCCCACATTAAAAACATTAACAAAACAATTGTTATGATAAAAATTAATGGTTGATCTCTCATTTGTATAGTTTAAAAAAATAAGTTACTAATGCAGCCACAGTTAGACACCACCAAAAAACTCTAGTCATTTTATATCTATCACTATCCATGAATTCCATTTCTTCATCATGTTCTTTTTTCAATCTCGCTTTGACGGATTCGATTTCAGACCAAGCATTTTTACCATATTTTTGAGTTGCTTCTATTTTTAGTTTATCAATTTCTTTTTGATGTCTTTTTTCTGCTTCATATTTTTCAAATGCTTTAAAATCCTGTGATGCTCGCATTAATTCTTGTTGAGCTTTAGTTTGCATCCTTTTACGGTGCTGTTCCTGAACGGCTCTTTCCATATCGGCTTGTTGGTCAGTAACAACACCACCCAACTGTTTGCCAATATTTTGTGCTTCTTTAAGAGTATTGACTGCAGCTTTACCTGCGGCTAAATCAACATTTGACATTATTTGGCCAATGGATTGTCCATTGCTTTCTGAATCTTACTATCAATTTCTTTACGCAAAACACGAATGTCTTGGTCAATTTCACGGGATAATTGTTTATTGTCCCGTTCTACTTGCTCAACAATCTTTTCCAATTTACGAATATCGTTTTTGATATCGTTCTTAATATCACGGGTATAATCATTCGTCTTGGCAGATGTTTCTTCTACCACAATTAACCGTTTATCAAACTCAGATAAATCTGGTGCAACATATTTTTCAATCTTCATCTTCATATCTTGGTATGATTTGTATACTTCAAATGCACCATAAAGAGCACCAAGTGTAGAAGATACGATTGTAAATGCCACCATAAGTTTGGCAGGAGTAAATTCGTAGCCACCAATACTGATAACAGTATCTTTACTGGCATATTTCTTAACCGCTGCTTCTGCTTCGTCTATTTTTTTATTAACGTCTGTCATTTTATTTTCCTAATTCGAATTGTGATTGAACCATTTGATTATGTAATTGATCGGTCGCACCAAATAATCTACGACCAGCTCTTGCATTATCTACATTCTTTTGGCCACCGTAAATGGTAAACGGTTTATAAAAAGAAACATCTTTAATAATAACACTATTATAAGCATCAAATGCAGGACTAAATCCCATTGCTGCAATAACTAAACCTTGTGTTGCAACTTGAGCATTCATTGATTTTGCTTCACCACTTTCTTTAACGGCTTCAGAACCTTTTGCAACCGCTTCTCTCTTTGCAGCTTCAACTCTGGCTTGTTGTAAAGTTTGTCGAGGTGACTGTGTTGTGGTAGAAGAACTAGAACTAGATGAACTTGTTGAAGAAGAACTGCTAGTTGAAGAAGAACTAGAACTAGATGAACTCTGTACCGATTCAACCACCAAAGCTGTCGTTGTTTGTTGTGAAGATGATGGTGATGTTAATTGCACTGGTGCCGCTGGCGCTGTCGGTGCAGTAGATGTTGATGTTGTTGTTACCACTCTATTAACATTCGGATCAGCCACAATCGCTGGAGTATTACTCACAGAACCAGAAGAAGATACAACTATCGCTTCTGTGGTTGTATTATTATTTGTTGTATTATTTGAATTTGCAACTGGTGCCACATAACCAGAGCAAGTGGGACTGGATTGTGGATTGGCTGTGCAAGCTTGATTACGTAGATATGCTTGATAAGCAGTTTCGTAACCAGGACATTGTGGACTATACAAAGTATTCAAAGAACATTGTTGATTAAAATATGCTTGTTGATAACCAGGACACTCACTATTATATAAAGGATTGGCCGTGCATTGTTGATTAAAATATGCTTGTTGATATCCTGGACATCCAGAATTATATAAAGGATTTGCGGTACATTGTTGTGTAAAATAAGCCTGTTGATATCCTGGACAAGATGAGTTATATAATGGATCTTGTGTGCAACGAAAACTAAAATATGCTTGTTGATAACCAGGACATTGTGGACTATACAATGCACTTAATGAACATTGTTGATTAAAATATGCTTGTTGATATCCTGGACATCCAGAATTATATAAAGGATTTGCGGTACATTGTTGTGTAAAATAAGCCTGTTGATATCCTGGACAAGATGAGTTATATAATGGATCAGCGGTACATTGTTGATTAAAATATGCTTGTTGGTAACCAGGACAAGATGAGTTATATAAAGAATTCGAATTACATTGTTGTGTAAAATAAGCTTCTTGATAACCAGGACATGATGAATCATATAAAGCATTAATACTGCATTGTTGTGCAGTATAAGCAGCTGCGTAACCAGGACATGAAGGTGAATAAAGTGGATTGATTGTGCATTGATCAACTCCAGGTCCTGTTCCACCAAGTGCTTGCCAACTAAAAATACTAGAACTTCCTGGTGTAATATTTAATCCTTGGCCATGGTAATATTGATAATATTCACCTTTACTTAAATCGCCAGCTACACCAGATGTTACGGCATTCCAAGATATCATAGCACCAGCAATACGAGTGTCTATAAGACCTGATGAATTAATTTTTATTTCAAAACTATTACCGCCTTGTGAACCACAACATTGACTAACATTATACCAACCATATGTCATACTATTACCTTCACGAAGATAATATTGATTTTGATCATTCCATGAATATAAATCAGTATGTAATCCATAAATTGTATAATTATACGATGGATTTGTGGTGTTTCTTAAATCTACACCAGAACAACATCCACCACCTAAACCAGATGTTTGTGGATTTTGAAATGTTACAAATCCATTTGTTGCAGCCCAAGATGTTGTGAAGTTTTGGCCAAACATTGGAAATGTAAAACCTAAAGGAACTTCATTATACCAATCATCACCAGTTGTAATGTTTACTGCGTTTGGATTATTTTTAATATCTTGTAGTGGTAAAGCATTGACGCCTGTTCCAACTGTCATATTAAGACCTGGAGTTCCAGGTATTGGAATAGTAACTATTTGAGCGAAAGAGCAAGCAGACACCACAAAAAGTAGTGCTGCTAAAATCTTTTTCATTAGTCTTTACTCTTTATTTTCTGTGGTTGGCGGTCTGGATTTGCTTCCCAAACCACTTTAGCTTCGTTACCAATTTTACCATCAACTGGACATGGAGTACCTGCATTCATCATAGCGGTAAATACACGCTCGTCTTGGCAAAGAGTAGAAACAGCAGCTACTTTCATACCCATATCATAAAGAGTTTTGGATAACTTTAAACGTTCACAATTCTTATCGATAAAAGTACCACCAATGGCGATACCAAGAATTTGAGTTTGAGCTGCACCTGAAACACCCACAGCACACAAGTCATTATTCAATGATGTGATATTTGGTGCCACAGCGGTTGGAGGTGGAGATTTAATAGTTGTGGTACTATTGGAGGTGGAATCCGAGGTACTTCTGGTTGTGGAATCCGTCACAATAGGTTGAGCAAATACGTTGCCAACAAATAACATTACTGTTATAATTGGAAATATCTTACTTTTTAACATTTATTTTTGATAAAGGTTGTCCTCTACCATCCTCTGTTAGTTTTGTTATATGGGGATAATAAAGAATACCGAATGTCAGGTTGACACGGAAGAATAAAACAGATATAATTTCATTTCAACTACATACTTATTTATACCATGGAGAAATAAATGAAGATTTTGACGTTAAAATTAGTAACCGGTGAAGAAGTTTTGGGTGAAATTGAATCTGAATCGGAGACAGAATTCGTATTGGTCAATCCTGTTGGTATTGCCATTGTTCGTGATCCAAAGACTGGTCAACCCAATGTTGGTTTTGCACCATTTCCCATTCATGCCGAACAAAAGACAGGTGCTACGGTTGCCTTAAACAAGAAGAATGTAGTATACTCTTATGTTCCAGCTGAAGATTTTGTCAGTAATTACAATCAACTTTTTGGATCTGGAATCGTTCTTCCTCCAACCAAATCACTAATTACAGGTTAATGAGTTCTTTTTATACTAATGTTCAGAGTATCGGTGGTAACATACTCTATCGTGGCATTCAAAACGGTAAGAAAATAAAAACAAAGGTCGAATACACACCTTCTCTTTTCTTACCATCTAAAAAAATCACCAACTTTACAAATCTAGAAGGTGATTATCTAGACGAGAAAAAGTTTCAAAATATCAAGGCGGCCAGAGATTACATCAAACAGTTTGAAGGTGTGTCTGGTGCCTCTAAGATTTATGGCCAAACTCGATTTGAATATGCCTTTATTGCTGACCAACATCACGGTATGGTCGATTATGACTTTGATAAAATCTCAATCGCTGTAATCGATATCGAAGTTGGTTCGGAGAATGGCTTTCCTGATCCATATGAAGCGAATGAACCTATCACGGCAATTTGTATAAAGTTTCTCAATGGTCAACCAATTGTCTTTGGTTGTGGGGCCTATGAAGTCAAAGAAGGTGAAATCTATATTCGTTGTAAAGATGAATACAATCTCTGCAAGAAATTTCTAGAATTCTGGAAAGACAAATATCCGGATGTTGTTACTGGCTGGAATACAAAGTTCTTTGATATACCATATCTCATCAATCGATTTACAAAGATTCTTGGTGAAGATGAGGCCAAGAAATTATCACCATGGAATTTCATCACAGAACGCAAAGCGTATGTGAACAATCGGCAACTAACAGATTATACTCTTGTCGGTCTATCATCACTTGATTATATCGAACTATACAAATGGTACGCACCTGGTGGTAAATCACAAGAATCGTATCGCCTTGATAACATCGCTCAAGTAGAACTTGGTGAAGGTAAATTAGATTATGATGAATATGACAATCTTCATTCTCTCTATCGTTTGAATTTTCAAAAGTTTATTGAGTATAACATTCGTGACGTTGATTTGATTCTAAAACTGGAAGATAAATTAAAACTGCTCGAGCTAGCAGTTACTCTTGCATACGATACCAAATCAAACTTTGAAGATGTGTTTGCACAGACTAGAATGTGGGACGCATTGACATATTCTTATCTGCGTGAGAAATCAATTATTGTTCCACCACGAGTTGTCAAAGATAAAGATTCGGCATTTGAAGGCGCCTATGTTAAAACACCACAAGTTGGCCTACACGATTGGGTTGCTTCGTTTGACTTGAACAGTTTGTATCCACATTTGATGATGCAATATAATATCTCACCAGAAACTTTAATTGAACCAGAGAATTACACCGATGCCATGCGTGATATACTTTCACAAGGTGTTTCTGTTGATAGAATGTTGAAGAAAGAAATTGATACTTCAAAACTAGAAGATGCAACTATCACACCAAACGGCCAATTCTTTCGTACCGACTTTCAAGGTTTTCTGCCTAAGATGATGGAAGAAATGTATGAAGATAGAAAGAAGTTTAAGAAGTTGATGCTTCAAGCAAAACAGGAATATGAAAATGAAACGGATGAATCTAAAAAATACGAAATCGAAAAACGGATTGCCAAATATAATAACATACAGTTGGCTAAGAAAGTATCACTTAATAGTGCTTACGGTGCTCTCGGTTCTCAATACTTTCGCTTTTATGACCTGCGCATGGCTCTTGGCGTCACTACTGCGGGGCAATTAAGCATTCGTTGGATTGAAAATAAAATCAACGATTGGATGAATAAACTATTAAAAACGGAGAAAGATTATGTTATTGCATCGGATACGGACTCGATTTATCTCAATCTTGGTCCGCTTGTGGGTAACATCATTCAACCAGACTTCTCGGTACCAAGAGTTATCTCCATTATGGATAAGATTTGTGATGATAAAATTCAACCGTTTATTGACAAGAGTTATCAGGAACTTGCTGTTTACGTTCATGCGTATCAGCAAAAGATGGAAATGAAACGAGAAGGTTTGTCTAATAAAGGTATCTGGACAGCCAAGAAACGATACATTCTCAATGTGTATAATAATGAAGGTGTGCAATACAAAGAACCACAGATGAAAGTCATGGGTCTTGAAATGATTAAATCATCCACACCATCAGCCATTCGTGAGAAGATGAAAGATGCAATTCAACTAATGGTGAATGGCACACAAGATGATATTCATAAATTCATTGATAACTTTAGAAAAGAATTCAAAACATTACCTGTCGAAGAAATTTCTTTTCCTCGTGGTCTGAATGGCCTAAATACCTATTCTGATTCATTAACATTGTATAAAAAAGGCACACCAATTCACGTTAAAGGTGCTATTCTTTATAATCATAATCTAAAACAAAAAAATCTAACTAAAAAGTATCCACTCATTCAAGAAGGTGAGAAAGTTAAATTCACCTATCTAAAGATGCCTAATCCATTTAAAGATACTGTCATTTCGTATCCATCTCGTTTACCAAAAGAGTTTGAACTACAACAGTATATCGATTATGATATGCAATTCGAAAAGGCATTCTTAGAACCAATTAAAGTAATTCTCGATTGCATGGGCTGGAAAACAGAGAAAACTAATTCAATAGAGGACTTCTTCTCATGATATTAATTATACTAACATTATTATCAGCATTGTTTTTATCTGGCATTGCAGCCTATTATTCTATCATTGGTCTTGCAGCAATTTTTACCGGTGCTTTCTGGCCAATCGTTTTTATGGGTTCTGTTCTTGAAGCCAGTAAATTGGTCACTGCATCGTGGTTATACCGAAACTGGAAAACTTGTCCAAAGTTATTGAAATATTACTTGACATCTTCCGTTGTGATACTCATGATAATCACAAGTATGGGTATTTTTGGATTCTTATCTAAAGCACATATCGATTCTACATTAGAAGCTGGTGCAAATTCAGTTGAAATACGAACACTCAATCAACAAGAAAAGATTGCCAAAGAACGATTAGATTATTTACTGAAACGTGCTGGTAATCCTGAAACGGCATCGGCAAATGTTGATCGACAAGTTCAACAAACACAAAAAGAATTGGCAGATATTAATAAGAGAAAATTGCCACTTCTTAAAGAAGAAAACAAATTAATTGCCGAAGTTGGACCAATCAAATATATTGGTGATATGATATATGGCACCGATGATGCCAATGCCATTGACAAGGCAGTTCGTTTGGTAATATTGTTAATAATGGTTGTATTTGACCCGCTAGCTGTGTTATTATTAATAGCAGCAAATATGTCTTTACAACAAAGAAACAGTATTGTCGTAAAGAAGGATGAAATTGTTGGTATAGTACCAGATATTCCTGTCTTTACTGAAAAGAAAGAAGTTGAAGAAGAAAAGGTTGAAATACCAAAAGATAATATTGTTGAGATTGAAGAAAAGCAGGAAGAAAAAATTGTAATCGATGAGGCTTCGGGTGAAACTATTCCTCCGTTGGTTGTTCATCAATCACCAGGCATCTACACAGAACACCATCAGGTTGATGAACCATCTAAAAAGTTAGAGCCTAAGTATGATTATGAAGAAGAATTCGCTTTCAAAGAGAAAAAAGAAAAGCAAGTTAAGTTAGATGGTGGTGATTTTTAAAAAGGAAAATTATGAGTATTCTTGATAAGATTAAAAAGAACAGTAGCATTAAAGAATCAGCAATTCTTTCAAAGTCAAAGTTCTTTACTGATAAAGATATGATACCAACGGCAATTCCCATTATCAATGTGGCATTGTCTGGCAAACTAGATGGTGGACTAACACCAGGTCTTACAATGTGGGCTGGTCCATCTAAACATTTTAAAACAGCCTTCAGTTTACTGATGGCAAAATCTTATTTGGACAAATATGAAGATGCGGCTCTTTTATTCTACGATAGTGAGTTTGGTACTCCTCAAAGCTATTTTGACAGTTTCGGCATCGATACTGAGCGTGTATTGCACACTCCCCTTACAGATATCGAACAGCTCAAATTCGACATTATGCAGCAGCTTACGAACCTTGATAGGGGTGACCGATTAATTATCGTCATTGATTCGATTGGTAATTTGGCATCAAAGAAAGAAGTTGAAGATGCACTCGAAGGCAAATCAGTTGCTGATATGTCCCGTGCCAAACAAGTTAAATCATTGTTTCGTATGGTGACACCACATCTCACGATGAAAGATGTGCCAATGATTGTTGTGAACCATACTTACAAAGAAATTGGTATGTTCCCTAAAGATATCGTTGGTGGTGGTACAGGTTCATATTACTCTGCCGATAATATTTTTATTATTGGCCGCCAACAAGAAAAAGAAGGCACAGAAGTTGTTGGTTACAATTTTATAATTAATGTAGAAAAAAGTCGTTATGTCAAAGAAAAATCTAAAATTCCCGTTACTGTATCTTTTGATGGTGGCATTAGTAAGTGGAGCGGTCTACTTGATATTGCAATCGAATCTGGTCATGTGGTTAAGCCATCCAATGGTTGGTATAGTCAGGTAGATGAGAACGGTGAAATCCAAGAAAAGAAATATCGTATCAAAGATACTGATACTAAAGAATTCTGGTTTCCAATTATAAAGCAGAAATCATTCCAAGAGTTCATTAAGAACAAATATCAAATTGCAGCCGGTAGTATTATGCGAGAAGATGTTGAAGAAGCTTTTGAAGTTGAAACTATGAATGGAACTGAAAATGAGTAATGAAGAAGCTAAAGTAAAACATAGCAAACGAATTTACCAAAAAAAGAATACAGTAGAAAAAAAAGTTAAATTAGCCAAAGCCTACAAATGGACTGATGCACTAAAACAACCACATCGGTATTTGAAATGCTCATTGTTCAGTTGTGGTAATAAACATTGTATATTCTGTGGTAATCCAAGAAAAATTTGGAAAGAAGATACGATACAAGAGAAACGTCAAAAACAGAAGGTGAATGATGATTGAGGGAATAGATTATTGTTTCATTTATCCAAAGAATGATGAAACTGCGGTACATATTAAATTCTTAGAAGGACCATACAAACATACCGTATTCAAATATGGTAAGGTAAAATTTAAAGAAGAAGATCAGCAAGTGTATTTACTTTTTGCCTATGATGTGATAGAATCTCCAGTAGATAAGCCAAAGAAATTGGAAAAAGATATTGACTTTAAAAATTACATTGGCAATTTATTAGTGGAAATTATGGGTAGTAACATTGAACAGGAAATAGTAGATGAAGCTGGAACAAACGATATTAAAGAATCTGATTTACAATGAAGATTATTTACGAAAAGTATTACCATTTCTAAAGACTGAATATTTTTCTGATAGTGTTGAAAGAACCTTATTCAATGAAATCACATCATTCACAGAAACTTACAATAGTTCACCATCTATTGAAGCGCTCAGTATTGCCGTCAAAGAAAAAAGAAATCTCACAGCTGACGAGGTGCAGAGAGCAGAAGATTATCTGGAAGAAATTACAAAGCATAAAGAAGAAACTTCCGAGATACAATGGCTTGTTGATAAATCGGAAAAGTTCTGCCAAGAAAAAGCCATTTATAACGCTGTATTGGGGAGTATCTCCATTCTGGACGGGAAAGATAGAAATCACGACAAAGGACAAATTCCCAAGATTTTGTCCGATGCTCTTGCAGTAAGTTTTGATAACTCAGTAGGTCACGATTATTTACAGGACTCAGATGCTCGATATGAATTCTATCACAGAAAAGAGGAAAGAATACCTTTTGACTTGGACTACTTTAACAAAATCACAAAAGGTGGTTTACCTGCTAAGACACTCAATGTCGCTCTTGCTGGCACTGGTGTTGGCAAATCTCTTTTTATGTGTCATGTGGCTGCTGGCTGTATGGTTCAAGGCAAGAATGTTCTTTACATCACTTTGGAAATGAGTGAAGAAAAGATTGCAGAACGAATCGATGCTAATCTATTGAATGTAACAATTGATGATTTGATGGACTTGCCAAAGGATATGTATGATAAGAAAGTGGCGAGAGTTCGTGAAAAGACTACAGGCAAATTAATCATCAAAGAATATCCAACGGCATCCGCATCAACTATTCATTTTCGGACACTATTGAATGAACTTAATCTCAAAAGGTCTTTTGTACCTGACATTATATTTGTTGACTATC